TCAACATATTCCGCATTCAGGAATCCTGTCCACCGATCCTTGTAACCGTGAGTAAAGATTTTTGGAGAAGATAGGCCAGACGAACTAACCGTTAAATTTGGTGTCTCCCCTCTGCTGCCCACTTTGTTTGTACCGACTTCAAACAGGCGGTCATGACTATAAGATTGATTCCACTCTGTATCCCCATCAGTGGTGTTAAAAGAGAGAAACCTATCATGGTCAGGGTTATCGTTATTGATCAACACCCAATAGATGGGTTGCTCAAATGTTCTTGTACTGTTGAAGGGGGTTGCATCCTGAACCTTCAAGTGCCCATCACTACCTAGGGTTCCTATATGTCCTAAGGCCCTCCAATCTATTGTTACTTCCTTCTTTAATCCTGTCTTCTTATCCTTTTCCCAAAGCTGAAAGCCCTCATCTTTGCCGAACAAATCAATTAGAAGATAAACCTTACTCTTATCCAACCATACCTCATTCTTAACAACCTCTTTGTCATGCTTCATCTTTCCCGAAGAAGTGACTGAAGCAAAAAACTGACTATCCTGATGGGCTGTCGAGTTTAACTTTCGTGTTGATTCAATAAATGATTGTTCTGAACCAGTAAACGCAATGTTATCACGAGCAAGAGTCGAAGAAACTAGATTGACAAATTCTGCGCCATCATCAGAAGAAGCCGCCAACGTGTCATCAAAGAAACGTGGATTGTTTGAATGAGTTAAGGCACCAGATAATGTAGTTCCAGAAGCATCATAGAGAGTAACCTTCTTGAGGCCAGCATTGTATGTAGCAAAATCACCATGCGTTACAGTATTCAAGGCATAAGCATCATCTTCTGCGGAGATAACATGGTCAGTTACCAGCGATGTATCCTTGTCATCCAAAAGATTCGTAACCTTGAACCTTAAAGTCTTGTCGTTAAAAGTTGTCGCTGTGAATAGGTTGTTATCTGCAGCAGCGATTGTGAAGCTACTGTAGCTTGTATTGTCTACAGTATCGACAATATATCTGCCAATATTAACATCGCCTTCGTCGCCAGGGATCTCAATAGTTACTAAATCTTTCGGCTTAAAGTAATGCTCAGGATCTTCACCCTCAAGATCAGCATTCTTATTGAAAGGTTTTGTCCCAGCTACAGTACATTGAGTTGTAGTAAAACTAATGGCATTGTTAGCGCCATTAAAGGTGACAGCAGCTTCGTCGTCAAACTCGGACAGCATTAGAACAGGATAAGCAAGAACGTTCTCATCGCCATCCGTCCCCTCTTTAATGACAGTACCTTTGGGTTTGGCCGTGGGTTGGCGAGGAACACCTAAGTATTCGACTGTGTTCTCTTTACTTTCAGGAAGTTTCCTGACTTTAGGGCGGGAGTCTATGTGAGTCGTGATTATATAATCACCAAACTCTTCAAAGTCTGAGGCTGTTTTATCAGTTAGCCAACTTCCTTTATGGATATAATGGCCACTACCTTTTTTATCCTCACCAGATTTTGTTTTAGTATCTATACCTTTGGCAGATCTTAGCGATACTCCGTCAAAGGAAAGATCAGTAGCAGACTGTGCCTCATTGTCTGCTATAGAATTTGGCCTGTACCTCGTATTCAGGCCACCACTGAAATCTTTCAGCGAAAGCTTTGCCATTACTACTCCAGTAATCCATCTTCGTAAACGACTTTGCCTTCCTTCCTTGATGCGGTCTTCGTGTCTTTGCGATTACCACCATCTGCCCTATAACTACAGTGAACCCAGCCACTAGTTGGGTCGCCTGCTGTGTAAAATTCTAAGATGAGTTGGTCATAGTCTAAATTGTCCCTGACCCAGCAAGCCAACTCATAGTTGCTGACAGCAGGGGCCTCGAAATCCGCAGCCTGACCGAATACATGCTGGCTGTTATCTCCAGATTTGATTGCTCGGTTAAGGTCAAGGACTCTCAGCCCCGAGTTTATCATGACCCTTCCGAATTTTTCCCTCACAGGTTGTAGTATGCAGCAGCATAAGGCTGTTAAGCCTACTAACTGTTCATCATTAGGAGAATTATCTATACCTAAGCGTAAGGCGGTACCACTCCTAGTGAGTTCTTTTAGTGAAAAGTTTTTACTTAACTTCATGGGTGTCTACCCATATACGCTCTCCTTCCAATACACAGGGCGTTGTTCTTCTTGCACCTCATAGACTCCACCTCTGCCATCTGAGAAGATCTTCCTCTTAGGCTTTTGGTTGTCACACTCGCACGGGAAGTACCCGCATTCATCACATTCCTTGTTAGCAAACCGATCATGCATTAGCCCTTGCCCTTTCATCGTCATACCTCAGTATTGACCAGTTATCTTCGACTTCTCTATGGACTCGTGTTGAGTCGAGCAGGTAAGTCGCGATGTTGTCATCGCAGGAACACGGATAGCTATGACACTCAGGGCAAAAGGGAATTGTGGTTGGCGAGTCTACTTCATAGCTAATCCTCTGCGCTCTTTGTTTCAAACTTTGCTTCATCTTTTTGGTGGCTTAGGCTGTTTAGGATTCTTGTATTTCATGAGAACATATCTTTCACAGATTTAAACGCATTGTCTGGCATAGCATCAACAACCTTATCCAGAGCCTCCATGTTTTCTGCACCAATCTTTTCTTCGATCATGGGCATAACGTGCTCGTCCTTAAGATCCTGAGCGGCATCCATGACCAACCCTTTGACTACATTAAGAAGTAGAGCTTCCAGCATTATCGCCTCCTATTGAATTATGTGGTGGAATTGGGTTCTTCTCCTCCTCCTGGTGGAGATCTCCTCCTGATTCAAAATAGAACTTGGCTATCCCAGCAAGTATGGGGATGAATGCGCCTATCAGGATGTTTAGTAAATCTTTTGAAGATGTTGGGAGTTCGTCTGCACTCCCCAACATGATGTGGACAATGTAGGCAAATATGCCTAGCGCTGCCCCAGCTATGATGAAACGGGCAATGAACCTTGATACCTGGATTCGTTCATTTACCGACATCGATGGTTTGACCGGCTTCGGTATATCTGGTTTTTCAACTGTAGTCGTAGTAATTTCCTTAGCCATTACTTCCTTTGTGTCATTCGCAGTTCAGCAACCAACTCTTTCATGGTCTCCGTGTTCTGCCTCACGGCATTCTTCATCTCGTCAATCATGTGGGTTGTTGACTCAACAAGATGAATCAACCTCTCATCATTCTGTGTGTCCTTTGCAAGAAGCTCCTCCCTCTCCTTCCTGCATTGATCCGCCTGGTACTTGATAAACCAGAAGGCACAGAGAATGACAACTGCTGGGAGAAATCCTTTCTCAAGGAGTTCTATCACTAAGTTCGGCTCTACAGGCATAGGCTTTCCATTGAAGTATTCATAGTCTGCTGGGTTCATGTTTGATCAGGGGTCGTTGGGATAAACATACCCTTGTCACACTCAAGGCTCATCTCAGCAAAGAACTTCGTTAAATTGTCTGATCCCATTTTTGTATAATCACCCGATGAAACCTTCTCTCTGCTTTTATCCACGAGACAGTCGCAATGTTTCATGTGCATCGGAGGTGATAGATAAGGCTGTGACCGTACTCTCGACTGGTAGCATATCTGCCACATCCCCCGTATCTGTGGAGTTGTGTGATCTCCTGAATACTTTGGCCGAATATGGATTGTTTCCTGAGTACATGCCCCGATAACAATAAGCAGGATAATTGTAAATCCAGTTTTAATATTACAAGAAGCCTGAGACACGCTCCTCCTCCGCATAGATCTCATCCTCATCGGTAGAAGATGTGGGTGTCGATCTTTGCTGTTCTTTTTTTGTGCTTTGCCCACCTTGGGTGAACATAGTCTGCATGATACCAAAGGGAGCCATCTGTGATGTCAACGAGGTGATCTCGTCCAACAGAGACATACTCGGCAAGTCGATATGCATTTCTCCAGACATTGATATTTGTGACGATGTCTGGGATTCCGTCGCAGTACCAGGAGAACTGGCATTTATCTCTTTTCGGGAATCCGTTGGCATATTTAATTCCTTGTTCTACAACTCCACAGATCGAATCAGGAAAGCGTTCACTCCTGACTCGGTTGATAACTGTCCATGCAACTGCAAGTCTCCCTGCAGTTGACTCGTTTCTTGCTTCCCAATAGATATTCTTAGCCAGGCACACGGTGTCGTCAGTGCTTGTGTAGCTAAGAATCTTTCCATCAGTTTGCCCCGACTGAGTAGCAATCAGGGCTAAAATAAATATCCCGATAAATATGTAAAGGATTGCTTGTTTCCATGTCATAAGCTGTTAGCTTAAGGTTACTCATCACCCTCCACTACCTCGGCGGCCTCCTCTTCAGGTTGCTCTTCCATCTCGACAAGAGCCTGCTTGTACCCGATCAGTTGTTGCAATTGCCCCTGTAGTTGGGGGATTTGTTGTTGAATGGATGCGATTTGTTCATCGCATTGTTCGACAGTTAGTTGCATTAAATTCTCCTTAATGCGGGTTATGCACTTTCCAGTGCGGTTACTTTTGTTTCTAAAGTTTCAATTCTAGCCATGGCTTCTTGTAAGGCGACCATCCCTTTCATATATAAAATTGACTGCTTCAGCCCTTTAACCATTTCACCTTCTTTAAAACCAAGTTTTTCAATATGATATTCGTTTGCTGGTGTTTCGTCTACTAAATGAGGAGATGTTTTTTCAACATCTTGACCTATTAATCCAAGATGATATGGGGCATCAGATCCGTATTGTTTTAACTGATATTTTTTAAAGTTAAGTGTTTTAATGTCATCCCATTGTGAACTTGCTTCACTTATATTGGTTTTAAGTCGTTCATCTGAAAAATTTGTGTATGTGCCATTTAAATTTTTTACATCACCAGTTGAATATATAGCACAACGAGCATTATTAGATCCGTCAGTACAGATTAAATACCATAAGCTATTACTATTTGGATCTGCATCTGAAAAATCTATATTAACTCCAATAGGTGTTGAATCATGAGAATTTTCGATAGATAATATTCTTTGATCTGTGTTAGTGTGGAACACATGACCAGAATTAGCCGTATCATAATAATCCGAACCTGCATTATCGCCATTTGATGCATTAAAATTACCTGCGGAGTTAATCCTCGCTCTTTCTCCCCAAGCACTACCACTAAATACCCAGAATGATAAATTACTAGCAGCCGCAGATGTTGCGGACGCAATAACACCAGTTTGTTCGTCACTAAGATATCCTATAGAAATACCCCTCATAGGATTATTATTCTCTGCTAATCGTGTAATAAATTTCGCATTACTAGAAATTGTGGTTCCAGTTTTGAAAATCTCAAGAGGCCCGCCAGGAGTTTCCGTGCCGATGCCGACATTTCCATCTGCACGAACAACAAATCTAGGATTTCCTGCTTCAACACTCGTAGTGTTAGTGCCGATGTAAAGTGGAAAACTTGTAGTGTTTTCATCTTGAGTAGAAATTGCTATTCCGTTTCCATAATTAGTAATATTGGTATTACACTCAACATGAATTGCATATCCAGGCGAATCTTGTCGTACATGAAGTGCTGCTTGGTCATCACTAATATTATCATTATGAATTTTAGCAAGTGGACTATCAGAATTATCAGAATTTTTATTACGAACAACTAACATACCCATACCAGTTGCTGCGGTTTGTTGAACATGAAGTAAATGGCTTGGATCGATCCCAATTCCAACATTTCCAGCAGAAGAGATCCGCATTGCTTCAGAAACATTAGCTCCATGTGTCCGAATATGAAATTTTAAATGTCCGCCGTATTGTCCTGTTGAAGTAGAATCTCGACTTGCGTTAATTGCTGCAATTTGGGTGAAACTTCCACTTTGCCACTCAGCTTCAAATGCAATACCAGCATTTTGTGCTGCACTAAAAGCAGCAGTATCTCTAATATGTAATTGTGCATTTGAAGTTCCAGAACTAGCAACATCCGCAGCAGAAATGTGTAAAGCACTACTTGGATTATTTAGGCCAATACCTATCCGATTATTTTGAGCATCAATGCTTAGTGTATTACCGTCAAAATTCAAAGCATCAGTTGTATTTATTAAAGTTATATCTACGGTTTGATTTGAAAGATCGTAAACTCCAGTGTTTATAATTAAATTACCAGAGGATGCAATTGTTAAATGATCACCATTCCCCTCGATTTTTTCACCATCATCTCCAAACGTCAGACCTATGTTTGCCGGGATATTTACATCTGCTCCTGCGGTCAGATTAATATCTCCAGTTCCATGAGTGTCGATGGTGATCGGGCCGTTTGTGTCAGTTGATGAAATTGTATTTCCATCGAATTTTAAATTATCTACAGCAATATCTCCTGTCACATTAACAGGCTTGTTGAAGTCAAAAGAGGTCGTGCTGTGCGTGTAAAGCATCGTTGCGGATGCTCCGTCTATCGTAATTCCTGCCCCGTCTGCATTTGCGCCACCAACCGCCCCCGATGCTAATACGATGTTTTTATCATCTATTGTGAGTGTTTCGGAATTGATCGTAGTGGTCGTGCCATCAACCTGAAGCCCCCCTTTAACGTGAAGTAATCCACTCTCATCCCCTACAGTCGCAGGGTCAATCACAAGGGTTGCTGGGCCACGCAGTTCGCCAGCTAGGGTAACGTGACCAGAAGAGTCAGCCGTAACGACCTTGGAGTTTTCGGATGTTCCCTCGGTCGTGATGTCGATACGTTCCAGATCGGTACTGGTTACACCTGTATCAACGTATGAGGCTAGTGTGGTTTTATCCTGCCCTAAGTCGGCTAAATCTCGTGCTCTACTCATGATGGTTTATTGGGCCAAGTTACGTTTATCAAAAGTTTTAATAATGATCATACTTTTATCTCCATGGCTAAACAGTAAGAAACACTTCCAAAATTTCCATCATTCCCCCTATGGTTCATGGCTAGATAGGTGCCAGAACTAGTATCCGCAGCATTCGCCATTAAAGTGTAATTGTGTTGAACAGTATTGCTCTGAGCCGTATCTTCCCAATGATGCGAAATAGCAACTCCGTCATCATTCCATCCAGAAACTACACCAATCATTGCGCCTGTCCTCCAAGACGAACCATAGGTAGTTTGACTGTCAAAACTTCGTCGGGTAGTTAAACCACTAACATCAACTTTCCAGAAAACTCCGCAATTTTCCCCAACGGAGGATGCGTTCAAACTTGCCATCACATAAATTTTGGAATTAGAAAACTTAGGAGTAATCCCAACATCAAGGCCAGTTGATTGTTCAGCTACGGAACTTGTAAAATTTAGCGTACTTCCACTATTAGGAATAGAACCGGACACGGCTTGAACTATTGTTCCTGCTGGTACGTCCCCAATAATCCCTGATTTATTACCTGCTTCTCCAATTATTCCGCTCATCTTAGTTCCTTATGTCCAATCTTGGTCTATGTAACTACAAATAAAATCGACATTCGCAGAACTACCACAATTTACAATTAATTTATCTCCACCAGTTAAAACGAATTTGTCATTAAAAGCAAAGGTTCCATAAGCTCCCAAACTTTGACTTTGTAGAAGCTGAATAGTGTTAGCCCCATCATGCATATACAGATTAAATGTTTCAGCAGTATTATCTTGTTCACAAACTATAACACTTAATACTGTAACTATATGATTAGCAGTAACAGTATAAGTGCTTGTACCTGTCGAAGCCATAGTACCATCCCACCTAAATGCTGTTGCTGTATTAGATTGAGCGTGGATAGTAGTTCGTTTTAAAACTTCTGTTCCAGATCCGCTTGGTATAGCCATATTAATACCCTAATGCTAAAGATTGATGAGTTGAGCTTTGCATAAATGCTCCTTTTTGTTTTATCTTTGAATTTGTGGCTGTATCAAGTCCACCGTTAGCAGTAATAAGACCCGGAACTGTTATAGTGCCAGCACCATCAATGTGCATCCTAGACACAATACCCCCAACTGTTAAATCGTTTGTATTCGGATTAGTTCCTAAACTTAATCCCCCAATTGCCCTGTCGTGCCAAACCGCACCTTGAATCCAGTCATATCCCTTAAAAGCAATATATGCTTTTGCTCCTGTGTTAGCCGCATTACTTACAGTAATTCCGTGCATAGTATTGGCAGAACTGGCGTACACCTCTAGTACAGAAGAAGGGCTTGCAGTACCAATCCCAACCCGATTATTGGAAGAATCAACTTTTAGAGTTGATGTATCAACCGTTAGATCAGCACTAACAGAAGCATTCCCTG